ACGAGATAGGCTCCGGTCTCGTGGGCTCGGAGATGTGTATAAGAGACAGGAATGTGGTTATGCAAAAGATGAATGAAACGAGGTGAATGTGATTGACTGATGTGTATTGTGAAAAGAGACGGTGTCTTAATAATGTGAAAGGTTGGTGCAAGGCGAATGGAATTCATATTGATCACATGTGTAAATCGTATGCACCATCACATTCGTTAGTAAAAACAAAAACTGCAAAGGTTCATAAGGAATGCGGTAAATATAAGCAAAATAAAGGTGTTTTAAAGTAGCTAGGAGGTGAGATAGTGGCTGCATTAAAAAACAAACGACATGAAAAGTTTTGTCACGAGTATATCAAGGATATGAATGCGAAACAGGCCGCTATTCGAACTGGTTACTCAGAAAAAACAGCTAAGATGCAAGGCAGTCGGCTGATGACTAATGATGACGTCAAAGCAAGGGTTGCTGAGCTCCGTGACGCCTACTTTAACGAAAATATCATGACGGCTCAGCAGGTCGAGTATGAGTTAACACGAATTGCCCTGGGGCTATCAAGCGAAAAGCAAGTGGTTATCGAGGGCACAGGGGAGGGACGTTCCGAAGCTCGAATTATCGATAAACCACCTGACGAGAAGTCAAGACTAAAAGCTTTAGAGCTTATGGCTAAACGCCATAGAATACTTAGCGGTGATACGACTATCGATATTAAGCCTGTACTCATCGTAGGTGGTGACGATATTGCAGACTAACAGAGTGTACTTGCCTGATATCGTAGGCAAGGGATACGGTGCTTTTTGGCGGTTCAAAGGTCGTTATAAAGTAGTCAAGGGCAGTCGTGCCAGTAAGAAGTCTTCTACGCAGTCTCTAAAAGTTATCATAGAGATAATGGAGAACCCTTGTATAAACTGGCTAGTCGTTCGTAAGACAGAACGGACTTTGCGTGATAGTTGTTTCGCGCAACTTAAATGGGCTATGCGCCAGTTAAAGGTAGAGCGGTACTTCAAATGTTCCGTATCGCCACTTGAAATAACATATATTCCAACAGGACAGAAGATTCTATTTCGCGGTCTCGATGATCCTTTAAAGGTAACGTCCATTACTGTTGAAGTTGGGGCGCTATGTAGGCTATGGATTGAAGAAGCTTACGAGATTATGAGTGAAGATGCCTTCAACAGACTGGATGAATCTATTCGTGGTCAGTTGCCCAAGGGGCTGTATCACCAGGTAGTCTTAACTTTTAACCCGTGGTCCGATAGGCACTGGCTAAAGAAACGCTTCTTCGATGAGCCTAGTGAAAACGTGCTAGCCATGACTACGAATTACCTGTGTAACGAGTTCCTGAGTGAATCTGACTTGATACTGTTTGAGGAAATGAAAAAGAACCCTAAGCGGTATAAAGTGGCCGGCTTGGGCGAGTGGGGGGTAGTTGATGGTCTTGTATACGAAAACTGGAAAGAACAAGATTTCAGTATTGATGAAGTACGCAAGTTACCAGGGGTAAAAGCCATATTTGGCTTGGATTTTGGCTATACTACAGACCCAACAGCTCTATTTTGTGGTGTCGTTGATGCTGCAGAACGTCGACTATATGTATTTGATGAACTCTATGAACGAGCTCTTACTAATAGAGCAATAGCTGAACGAGTACAACGTTTGGGATATGCAAAAGAAGCTATCATTGCTGATTGTGCCGAGCCTAAAAGTATAACAGAGTTGAGAGAATTTGGATTGACTCGAACTCGAGCATCTAAAAAAGGTGCGGATAGTATTCTGAATGGTGTGCAGCGCATCCAGGACTATGAAATTATAGTACACCCTAGATGTGTTAATTTCCTTACTGAGATTAGCCAGTATCAATGGGAGAAGGATAGATTTGGTAAGTATACAGGCAAGCCTGAAGATGATAATAACCATTTAATGGATGCTATGAGGTACGCATTTGAGAAATTTGCTGTGGTTAAAACCGGCAAAGTTGATATTTATTAGGAGGCTTATTATATGGCAATATTAACAAATGCTCGTAATGAAGAATATGAGCTACTGCATGACGCCTATTATGGTACAGGTATGTTTGCAGCTGGTGGTGCATTAAAACAACATCCACGTGAGGACGCTAAAAACTATGCTTTCAGACAGCATTTATCTTACTTTTTAAATCATACTGCACCTATCATTAACGCGTGTGTAGATCCGATATTCAAAGATACTATTTCCCGTGATTATAACCAAAGCGAGTTAATTGAAACATTTCTTAATGATGTAGACCGATTAGGCACTACACTTCAAGAGTTTATGCGTTATAACGCCACGCAAGCAAAAATGTATGGCGTTATGTATGTGTTGGTCGATAACGTATCCGAAATAGGTGAAACAGTTGCCGACCAAATAGGTAATAGGCAGCTGCCTTATTTGGTCGCTATTGAGCCAAAAAGCGTATATAAATGGCTTACAAATGACATTGGCGAACTTGAATTTTTTGCTTATACAACTACAGTCTTTGATGATGTGGGACAAGCTAAAACCCAGTACCACGAATGGACACGGACATCGTGGACATTAAAGAACGAAGAGCAAAAAATTATTGCTACTGGTGAACATAATCTTGGTAAGGTTCCAATCGTTCAATGGTTTGGTCGCTCATCTCGTAAGATTGATATTCTACCTCCACCGGAATACTTGGCTATCGCTAGGACAAATCATCAAGTGTATCATCTATGTTCGCTATTAACTCAAATTCTTAATATGCAGACCTTTAGTACGTTAACACTACCGGATAACGGACAGGGTGTTGATGATATTACGCTAGGTACAAATAATGTGTTGATGTATCCAGCAGAAAGTAGTCATGCACCGGCTTTTATTGCTCCAGATAGAGGGCCGGCAGAGATTATCATGAGCGTTATTAAAATGCTTGTCGATGATATGTATCGGCTATCCGGAATTAATTCTGTAATAGGTGTACAAGAGGCAAAAAGCGGTGTGGCTAAGCAATGGGACTTTGAACGTACAAACCAACGATTGGCAGATTTCTCCGTACAATGTGAAAGTGCGGAAAAGGACATCATCGAATTGTTTGAACTGTGGACAAATATGAATGTCGATTATAAATGCGACTATCCTCGTGAATTCAAAATTAATGATATTACAGATAGTCTTGCACAATCTCAGGCCGTGTTAGATCTTGGACTAGGCAGCAACACTCTTAAAGTTGAAACAGGTAAAAAGGTATTGGATAGCTACATGCCTAACATTGAGCCTGAAACGTTCGATGAAATTGTTGCCGAAATTGAAGAAAGTGTTCAATGGCAGGAGCAAGACGAAACATATCATAATAATGATGAAGTAGAGGGCGGTGCAGAAGATGAGAACGCAGAGGGAGATAAACAAGGCAATAAATAGCTTTGAGAAAGAAGTCAAAGTGCAGTTATCAATAGGGCTTACACCTCGTGAGGCTGTCAAAAATGCTTATGCAAAATATCCTGTTATGGATATGATGAAAGCTACTTTACAAGCTGAACTGGTTAGTACTTTTATGGCAGGATATGGTGATAATCTTCCATACTCCGCTAAAAGCATTTCACAAGCTATGTCTGAAAGTTGGGCGAGTGATGATCTTACACTTTCTAAACGTTTATATAGGCGTTCAAGTACTATAAAAAATGAAGTAGCTGACACTATTAAACAGGCATTAAAAACAAATAAGACTGTAAAAGGGCTAGCAAAATCAATTTTTGACGGCTATGGTAAGGGAGGTATTATCCCAGAGGCCAGTATACCTAAGTTCCTACACAAGCTATCCGATATAAATATAAGTGGTGAGGCCACTCCGGAGGCTAAGCGTAAGGAACGTGAGTTATTGCGTAGCGTTAAAGGTAAGATAGCAAGGCTTAACACACCTTATGTTAGGGCTGCATATAATGAAGTAGCTGCAGCCGTTGATGATGGCAACGAAGTTAGATTACAAAAGGCCATTTATAGTGCTACACAAGAAAAAGCACGTTATCATGCTGAGCGTATAGCACGAACAGAAAATGCAAGGGCTTACGCTGACGGCCAAATGAACAGATATTTAGACGATGAGGACGTGGTCGCTTTTCAATGGAAGTTATCCGCTAATCATCCAAGATATGATATATGCGACTTTTATGCGAATGCTGATCTATACGGACTTGGCAAAGGGGTTTATCCAAAGGATAAGTTCCCTCGACTGCCTGCACATCCGCATTGTATGTGTCATATTAAGCCTTTAACTGAGCTCGATATTGATGTTAATAAAAGACATACTAACCTTGAACAGGCAGGGCTAGAATATATAAAATCTTTGTCTAAGAAACATCAAGAAGTGTTGCTCGGTGTTAATGGGCGTGAACAGGTATTAACTGGCAAGGAGACATGGCAGAATATTGCAAGAGGTTGGACGTCTAACACTTTCAATGCAAGGGCTCCTGTTATGTCGCAAGAAATGCCTAAAAATACTGTAAAACTACATCCTCCAAAGGGCGGTAGTATAAATTCTGATTATATTATTGACACAAAAGTTATAAACAATAAGGCGTATCGTGATAAATTTAACGAATTAGGCTATTCAAAAAATATAACTAGATTAATATATTCAGAATGTATAGCATGCTTAAATGCTGCAAACGGTTATAACCGAGAACGTGGCATAATGATTGATTTAGCAACTAAAAAAGTCGGTAAAGAAAATATCGGTAAAATAGGATCTAATAATGTAGGGGTTTATTATCCTAACAATGATAAAACACCTACAAATCGATATGTAGTAATACACAATCACCCTAAAAATATTACTTTTTCTGTTACTGACATAAAAAACTATTTAACAAATAAATGTGTACATAGTGCCGTATTGGTGGACAGTTTAGGGAATGTATATCAAATCAAAAATATTAACAGAAATGTTAACGTTCAAGAGGTTGTAAAGTATACAGATACTATGTATAATAAACTCAAGAAATATAACACTACAGCAAAAGCAATGGCTGAGGTTATTAAATTTTTAGTTAAAGAGGGGGTGTTTGAATATGAAGAAAAATAAAGTTCCGATGATGATTATTGATGATAGTCAATATAAAGATGAACCGATTAATAGAGATCCAGATACTTCAATGGAGATAAGTGAAGAATTACAAGCTGAGTTAGACGAAATTAGAAAACAATATAAATTTTAAGCACATACATAGTTGTATGTGCTTTTTGTTTACGCCCTTTCATGTGTGATGATTGGGCGTATTTTTATTGGTGTAATTAGGTGGAGACCTATTACATATATTTTTCTCATGTTATATACGGAGGTTACAACATGAACATCGCAGAAGTTTATCAAGCACTCGAACAGTTGGAGAACGGTCAAGATCTTATCGCTGGTATTAAGGGGGAGACGTCTCGCCTTAATAATGAGGCTAAGACAACACGTGAAAAGCTACAACAACAAATCACGGAATTAACCGGTGAACGTGATACGTTAACTAATCGTGTTACCGAATTGGAGCAGTCGGCAGGGGCCAATACTGGTTCTAATTCTCCAGAATATAAAGCACTTGAAAAGCAATTAAAAGCTATGAGTGAAAAGTTCGAACTTGCTGAAACTAAGGCAAAAGAGGCTGAGACAAAGCGTATTCAATCTGAGATTATGGCACAGACACTTGACGCCTTTACTAAGGCAAATGCGGTAGATCCGCAAGAGTTTGCAAGATTGGTTGCCAATGACATCAAAGTACAAGATGATGGCACTTATGGCTATTTAAAAGAGGACGGCACAGTCGGAACTATCCAAGACCGTACCAATGAATGGCTACAAGGCAAAGCCTGGGCAGTAAAGGCTACTGGCAATGTCGGTAGCGGACAAGGTGGCACAGGTAGCGGTGGCGATACCGTCTTAAATGAATTCGCAGCAGCAGCCGGTGTAAAACTTTAATCATTTAATTATGGAGGTCATTAACAATGGCGATTAACACACTTCAATATTCTCAACAGTTCCAAACTGTACTTGACGCTCAAATGTTGGCAGGTGCAACATCTGCTTTTATGGAGGCTAACGCAGGCCAAGTTAAATATGACGGCGGTGATACAGTACACATTCCTGAAATTAGCATGCAAGGTCTTGCGAAGTATGACCGTGATGAGGGCTTTAATCAAGGTTCCGTTACTTTGAAATTTAACCCTTACAAAATGACACAAGATCGTGGTCGTACATTCCAACTTGACGCAATGGACGTTAACGAAACTAACTTCGTTGCAACTGCCGGCACTGTAATGGGCGAATTCCAACGTACACAAGTTATTCCGGAAATTGATAGCTATCGTTATTCTAAAATTGCTGCGTTAGCAACTGCAGAAAACAAGGTTACCACTGGTTTTACTCCTGCCGTTGCCACTATCTTGGAAAAGTTAGAGGCTGAAATCACAGAAATTCAAGATGTAGTAGGCGAAGACGAGGGCTTAATTATCGTTATGTCCACTAAATTGCGTACTATTTTAAATAATGCAGATAAATTCAATCGCTATTTAAACGTTGCAGAATTCAAAAACGGCTCCGTAAATACTACTGTTAAATCTTTCAACGACATTCCTATCTTAGGTGTTCCGTCTGCACGTATGAAAACACAATACGTATTCAATGACGGTAAAACAGCAAACCAACAAGCAGGTGGTTTTAAAGCTGATACAACTGCAAAAGATATTAACTGGATCATCATGCCACAACGTGCACCTATTGCGGTATCTAAAACTGACAAAGTACGTATATTCACTCCTGAGTTGAACCAAAAGGCGGATGCATGGAAAATCGACTATCGTAAATACCACGATTTGTGGATCCCTAAAAACCGCTTTGCTGCAATTCGTGTTAATACTGGTGCGTAATTAAGGGGTGTTTTAAATGACAAGACTTGTACGTTTTAATGAAGTTCAATACGTAGAAACAGATTATGATATTGAACGTTTAATGTCCGAGGGCTTTGCAGTTGAGGAGTTGGAGGACACAGAACCAACTGACGATACTGAGGACACAGACGAAAAGCCTAAACGTGGTGGCCGTAAGAAAGCCGAGGCGTAATCATGTTACCTGCTGAGGTGTTCGAACGACGGTTGAGACAGGCCGTTAAATCGAGCACCTTTATGGTGCAAGATGAGGCACAAGCAAGACATAACTTTATATCTAGAACGTCTCAGTTAGAACGTGCTATTGATACACGGTTCGACTTTGATAATGGCAATAATGTAGGGGTTGTATATCTTGATGATAAGGCTGCACCTTATGGGGTGTTTGTCCATGAGGGTACACGACCTCATATTATTCGTCCTAAGACAAAAAGTGTTTTGCGATGGGCACCTATGGCCGGTAATGGTTTTATATTTTCTAAAGTGGTTCATCATCCAGGCACTAAATCTGATCCGTTCTTATATGACGCTATTAATCGTAAACGTGGCGATGTATATGCTACTTTCGCAAAGGCTACGAACACGGCACTTGAAGATATAAGCGGCAGCGATTGGCTTGGAAAGACAGACCATGAAATTAAAATTCGATTATAGGGGGCTCAATGTTATACGACTACACGGAAATGCAGTTCACCGATGAGCTATTAGGCAAAGAGGTACTGCCACAACATGTCGAACGTGCCGAGCAAGGACTTTATGCATTCGCTAAGCGGTTAGGAGTTCCGCAGAATGATGTTATTAGGGGCTATCTAGCAGATGAGCTTGTACAACTATATACATATCGTTTTGTATGCTTTGACAAGGCTTATGCATTGCCAGGTACTTACACTAGGGACGGTTCGACAGATGATTTCTATAGTAAGAAATTACTGTATTTAGACGAACGCATTAAAATTTTAGAAAAGCAGATAACTCCGGAAGATTTGACAGGCGATGCGAAGAAATATGCTCGTTATCGTACAGTTGAAATATACAGGGGGTAATATGTGGCTAGAATTAATGCAACATATTAAATCTACTATCGACAATAGCGGTGCTGCATTTAATGTCATGCTAGGTGCTATGCGACCACAGGCAGCAAAGATTGATGAGAATGGCGTTATTATGGTTATTCGTGGGGAAACTACGAGGGGAGATAATTCCATTCAGTCTGAATTGCAACAAGAACTATATATCGAGGTTTGGGGACGCAATGACAACCCTGACTTGGAAGTCGGTTACGAAGTTATTGCTAATTTCGAGGATAAGTTCGAGGCAATTATTAATGATCTACGCAAGCGATGTGGTGAATTAGACGAAGAGGCATGCATATTGCAGTCTAATGGCTATCAGATTATAGATTTAGTATGCACAAATAAAACTGGCGACCATGATAGTGTACGGCCTTTAATAGGTACGCAATATCGCTTTATGGTTCGCCTTATTGATTTAAAAGAAGAAACTAACGGAGGTATTTTCTAATGGCACCAGCTGCAACACCAAAAAAATTATATAAACCGGCTCAAACCGCAATGCCTACAGCCGGTAAGAATTATCTTATCTATTTGAATGTAGGCACTGACGAAACTACGAATGCCGAATGGCTTATCTTGGGCGGTCAACGTAGTGGCGATGTATCTCGTAAGGCAGACGCTATCGATGCATCCAGTAAAGATAGCGGCGGTTGGAAAGTTACAATTCCAGGCCAAAAAGAATGGTCTATCGACCTTGAAACACTACTTATGCCAAACGAAGAAAGTCTTGTATTGCTTGAAAAAGCATTTTTAAATGATGAAAAAATTCATTTGAAATTCGAATATCCTGATAAGTCCTATATGACTGGCTATGCATCCATTACAGAATTGTCCTTAAGTACTCCACATGATGATGTGGCTACATATAAAGGCAGCTTAAATGGTGCAGGTCCATTGTCTGAATTGAAAAAAGCCTAATTTATTAAGGAGTGTGCAAAATGAAAAAAATTAATTGTGATCTTTTCGCTATGGGCGAAACTATCTTTTTCAACATTGGTCGTATTGCCGAATTGGAACAGCTATGGGGTGAACCTATTTTTAAAGCCGTGCAAAGTGGCACAATGACATTTAATCAGCTTATTACTGCTTTTGTTGTAGGTATGAAACAACATGGCAAAAAGCGTGATTACATCTACTATCAAGACAAACTACAAGAACTATTTGACGATGGTTCAGTCCAATATAGTGATCTTGTACAGTTAATTGTGCAAGCCCTTATTGGTAGTGGTGTATTTGGTAAAGCTGCATACTACGCATTATTCCCAGAAGAGGCTGACGAGCAAGCGCACTCCGAGGTTGAGGCTGAAAACGAAACAAAAAACTAAGAGGGGGCGACACAGCCCCCTCTTTTAAAGTATGGATAACTAAAGCGGAACGCATGGCGTATGGTCCGCTTAATCTTAAACCGTGGGAATTTATGAATTTAAGCCCTATGGAATATTACAAACTTGCCGAGGGTTATGAGTTAAGAACGGAGATAGAGGACCGCAAGCAAGCGTATTTTGCGTGCCTAATGACAAATGTACATATCGCAGGCAAGCGAAAGCTGACTGTTGAAGATATTATGAAACAATTACATCCGATGACATTAGCTAAACGCAAAAACGAAGAAAAGTTATTCATGGAAGAATTCAGACAGGCAGGAGGTGAGTTATAAAACTATGGCCGACACTCAAATAAATGTCAAAATTGTTGGCTCGTCCAATAGTGCTGAACAGGCACTTGACCGTGTGGCAAAGAAAGCCGAACAGTCGCTAGGCAAAAGCATTTCAGATAGTCTTGATAATGTTAAGGCTAAGGCTCAAAAGGTCTTTGGGGTCGAAATTCCAGGGCTTATGAATGCAGCCAAAAGTGGTGCTGCATTTGCAGGTGCTGCGATTGGTATTGAGGCAGCCGGCAGAGCGTTAAAGGACATGGCCGTAAGTGCGATTAAAACCACCGACCAACTAACCCAATTACGTGCTCGTATTAACCTTATCAATGACGGTACACAAAGTACTGCCGAAATTATGGATAAGGTATATCAAGCCGCTAACCGTTCTCGTGGTAGTTACCTCGATATGGCTGATAGTGTTGCGAAGTTGAATATGCTTGCAAAGGACGCTTTCAGCTCAAATGATGAGGCTATCTATTTCGTCGAACAGTTGAATAAGCAATTTAAGATTGCCGGTGCTAGTGTGGAAGAAACTTCATCCGCTATGTACCAATTAACACAAGCTATGGCAGCCGGTAAGTTACAAGGCGACGAATTCCATTCCATTATGGAAAATGCTCCTATGTTAGCACAATCTATTGCGAGTGAAATGGGGTTAACTGTAGGCCAATTAAAGGAAATGAGCTCGCAAGGTTTAATCACTGCGGACATTATCAAGAACGCATTATTTAATAGTGCGGAAGAAACAAATGCTAAGTTCGCCGAAATTCCTTTGACATTCCAAGATATTGGCACTCAATTACAGAATGATCTTATCACCGCATTTCAACCAGTAATGGAGCAAATCGGCTCAATGGCAAGTTCTGATTTATTGGCCGGTGTGCTTAATGAATTGGCATTTTCATTCAAGGTAGTGGCTGCAGCTGCACAAGTTGCAATAGCTACTATCAAAGCTGCGTTTGCAGGATTAAGCGTTACTATTGGTGTGATTAAGAATGTCATAATAAGTTTTGTTGGAATATTTACATCATCTATGCCAGCAGTTAGGGCTGCGGTAGTAGGTGTTACAACTGCTTTTGTAGCATATAAAGCAACATTGTTATTGTGTAGCACTCAAACTGCTGCACTTACAGTAAAAATGGTTGCGTTGAAAGTCGCACAAGTAGCATCCGCAACTGCTACAAGGGCTCATGTAGTGGTTATGGCAGCGTTCCGTGCTGCAATGGCGGCAAGTGCTACGGCATCAGCTTTCTTGGCTGCGGTTTTGGCAGGTGTAAAAGCTGCATTCATGGCTGCAAGAAGTGGTGCACTAGCTATGGCAGCAGCTCAAAAAGTTGTCAATTTAGTTATGAGGGCAAACCCAGTCGGCTTATTGATCTCAGTACTTTTAACATTAGTTACTGTATTCGCAACTGCGGCTGCAGCTGGCAATGGTTTTGGTAGTACTCTAAGCTCAGTATTCTCGACTATCGTTCATACTGCCGTTTGGGGTGTAAATAAAATCATTGAGGCATTAAACTGGTTAATCGCTAAACTTAATAGCGTAGGCGATAAGGTGGCCAAGTTTTTCGGTGGCACATTTACTGCAATTCAACAAGTAGACACTATTTCGGCTGATACTGCACAAAGTATCGTTAATACTGCCGGCGACATTATGGGTCAAATAACATCAGGATTATCCGGTGGAGGTGGCGACCTTAGTGGAGGTGGCGGTGGAGGTGGCGACCTTAGTGGAGGTGGCGGTGGAGGTGGCGACACTTCTGGTGGTGGCTCCGGTGGCAAAGGAGGCGGAGGCGGTAAAGGTGGCAAGGGTGAAGATCTAGCAAAAGAGGCCAAACAAGTCCACGAAAAAATCTTGCAATCTTTCCTTGAAATGCAAGGCAATCAAGTAGAGTTAATCGAACTTCAATACAAAAAGGAGCGAGAAGAACTTGAAAAGTCAAAAACCGCTAATGAAAATTACCACGAGGACTTGAAATTACTTGATGAGGTTTATTCTGATAAGCGTATCAAAGCTAAGCAAGAGGAAATGGCGAAACTACGTGCCATTGAAACTGGCATTCGTGATATGCAACAAGATTTTTCATTTAAAACTGCTAGTAAAGATAGTACAGGGAATGTATCTCCTGCCGTGCAGTTAGCAAATGACTATGCCAATGCCATAGATGAAATTGAGGACCGTTATGCAGAAATGGTCGATAAGTTCATGAAAATGGACAAAATGGAGCAACAACATCATATTGATCTGTTAAAACAACGAGGTGTTGAATTCGAAATGAGTGCTGACGGACAAATCTCCTACGAGAAAATGAAAAACGAGGAGTTGTTAGCAGCACATGAAGAGTATGCTAAAAAGGCTTTACAACAACATACTGAGTTGGCAAACGAGAAATATGCTATCGATGAGGCTATGCGAACTCAGAATTTCGATGCGTTACAAGCTGCATTGAGTGATGAATATATTGCAGAGCAACAGCACTACGACGCCAAAAAACAGCTCATGGAGGAGTGGAAACAAGCTGCAATCGATGCTCATTGGAATGGACAGCAACTATTAATTGACGCTTTAAACGCCGGTATAGATAGTATGCAGAGTGGCATTTCAGGTCTTATTCAAGGCACTACCTCTTTAATGACTGCCATTCAAAATATTGGTAAAGCTATTTTAAAGACTATTGCAGATTTTATTGCAAGTTGGATAGCGGCGATGGTTAAAAAAGCCGTATTCAGTAAAATGATGCAAAGTCAGGAGGCTACAACCAGTATTGCTGCGGCTAACGCTCAATATCCGGCATGGTCTGCATTGGCTCAACAAGTTAGTATGGCGACATTTGGTGCTAGTGCTGCGGCTGGTATGGCTGCGTGGACTGCCAATACTACCGCAGGAGCAGGGCTTTCACTTGCTAATGGTGCAACAAGTTTTGCGTCTTTAGGATCCGCAAAATTAGATTTACCTAAAATGGCAAACGGTGGTGTAGCCTATGGCTCCACTTATGCTGAAATTGGCGAGGGCAAGTATAAAGAGGCCGTATTACCTCTAAGTGAAAGCACATACGACGAAATGGGCGCAGGCATAGCACGTGCCGGTGGTGGTGCTACCGGTGGCATTACGTTCAACGTATCTGCTATGGACGCCAATTCGTTTGGCGACTGGTTAGAGAATTCGGCGGGTCGTTCTTTACGACAATTTTTAGTTAATCAAAATAGGGAATTTGTGGCTACGGAGGGTACATGGTAATGGCAGATTTATTGAAATTTCCGGACATTAGAACCCTTGCGTGGAAGTCTACGAAAGCTCAAAAATGGGATACTAAGATTAAACGTACAGGGAGCGGTCGAGTGCGAACTATGACTACTTGGCAATATCCTCAATACACTATTACAACAGAATTCGCAATTTTAAGCCCAGAAGAACATAAGCGTCTTATGGGCTTTTATGCATCTGTAAAGGGTGGAACGGTTCCATTCTTATGGTTGGATCCAGAGGACTATCAAGAAAATGGTATTCGTTTAGGTACTGGGGCTCAGAATGAATGGCAAGCGGTTCGCTTGTATGGTGATTTTAGAGAACCAGTCGCACATATTGAAAACCTTAAATTATACGCTAATGGCTCACCAGTAAGTGCGGTATCGGATAAGGGTGTTATTAGATTAGCACCAGGGGTAAGAGTGGCACCAACTGCCATTATTACTGCCGACTATACATATTATTGGAAAGTCATGTTCAGTGGCGACTACACTGACGAGGCAGTTTTTAAAGACATATTTAAGTCTAAATCGTTTAAATTGGTAACGGTGAGGTGATTATAAATGAAACAAGTTAGCGAGGCTTTAAGCGTTCATTTAAGCAACTCACAGACATTTGTATCTTGCGACTTGTATGAGTTGAGGCTCAAAAGTGGCATTTCTTACTACTGGGCGGACACTGACATTGATGTTAGCTATGGCGGAAACACGTATAAGGGCGATGGGCCAATTATTGTACGTGAAAAGATTGCAACAAGCAGTACTGTTAGCGTTGATAAATTGAACGTTACCATAACTGCTAATCAGTCCGACCAAATTGGTGGTGTGCCAGTCTTAACTGTTGCTCATAATGGTGGTTTAGACGGTGCGACTTTAAATTTGAGACGTGCTTTCTTTGGTGATAATGGAAACGTTATCGAATGTATTGATCTGTTCAAGGGTATTTGTGAAGTAACACAGGGCGGTGGCTTTGCATTAAAAATTAATGCAAAATCAGTAGTCCAAAGGCTCAATATTGAATACCCTAACAGACGATATTATCCACAATGTCCATACTCCGTATATTCCAAAGAGTGTGGCGTTGATATTACTAAGTATCGTAAGCGTGTTACTGTAACGGCGGTTACTGGTACCAATACTGTGCAGATTGACACTAGTTTTGAAAAAGGCTTTTATACTGCCGGTGGTATGGAATGGATAAGCGGTCCATTAAGTGGACAAGCAACTCAAATTATGGATAGTGCTACGAATACAATCGTTTATATGAGTGCGACCAATACCGCACCTCATGTTGGCGATGTGGCTTACATCTATCCAGGGTGCGACAAAACACCTACAACTTGCAAGGCTAAGTTCAATAATTTTAGTAGAAACAGGGCAACACCTTACGTTCCATTAAAGGAGACAATACAATGAAATTGACAACAGGCGAGTTGATTGCTGAGGCTGCAAAAAAGTGGATAGGCACACCGTATCAAAACAATACTATGGTTCATGGTGTTGGCGTCGATTGCTCCTATTTGTTAGTTGCTGCGGTAGTTGATAGTGGCCTAATGAAACGTGATGAGCTAGAAATAGAGAATTATTCTAACGAATGGCATTTACATCGTAGCGAAGAAAAGTATCTAAAGTATGTTCAAAAGGTAGCTGACGAGGTTCCTATTGATGATATTCGTATCGGTGATTTCTTGTTATACCAATATGGACGTTGCATTTCTCATGGGGCCGTTTATGTTGGCAATAATTTAGTCGTGCATGCGTTTGTTGATCTAGGCGTTATCTATTCATCTATTGACGATGTATTATTCTATGACGCAAAGGGCAAAAGTCGCTTACGTGCGGTTTATAGGTTTAGGAAAGGGGGCAAATAATGGGCTTTCTATTTAGTCGAGGGCATAACACTACAAATCGAGCTGATATGATAGGCGATTTTCAAATTAATACGGCATCATACGGCGAAGTGGTTCCAGAAGTACTTGGCACTACACGATTGAGTGGCAACATTATTTATTACGATGATTTCACCCCTCATGAACACAAGACCACAACACGAACTGGCAAGGGTGGTGGCTCAAAGCATACTGAAATAACCTACACATATACAGTCGCATGTGCGATTGGCTTATGTGAGGGCCCTATACAAGGTATAGGTAAAGTATGGCGAGATAAGGAAATATACGATTATCCTAATGAAAAGATTGAGCTTACTGCCTATAAAGGTGATTATGGACAAGCTCCGTGGCCTTATGTTTTATCTAAGCATCCGGACAAGGCGTTGCCTTATAGTGGCTTGGCATATATGGCCGGTGTGGTAGATTTAGGCGAGCGTGGCAGCTTACCGCAATACAACTTTGAAATAAAAGGCAAACTCCTAGAAACTGGCGACGGTGTAGACGTAAACCCTGCCGATTATATCGTGCATGTGTTAAAGTCTATCGGCATTGACGATGTTAATATTGACGGTTTGGAACACTACAGGGAGTATTGCAAGGCAGCTGATATTCTTATTAGTACACCTCCGGACAGTAAAAGTACAAAGGCTCAAACTGTAATTAATGATATAGCTGAAATTACAAATAGTTTGGTCTTTTGGTCTACTGACCGACTTAAAATTGTACCATTAGCCGATAAGCCTATAGGGACATGGAGCCCATATAATCAAATTCAATATAACTTGAATTCAGATGATCTTATTCCGGCTAGCGATGGACAGTTAGTTGTGTATAAGAGAAAGGACAGTTCAGAAAGTTATAACCAAGCTACGGTTGAATTTATTAATCGTGCAAATAGTTATGAAAAGGAAACAGTCGCTTTCGAGGTTGTAGCTGATGTGCAAAAAAACGGTTTAAAGCCAGCCTCCAAGAAGTCTGCACATTATCTATATACTAAGGCTAGGGCACAATACTATGCGGAGCAATTAGCCATGAAACGGCTATACGCTAAAAACCAATATACATTCCATTTAGATTGGGCGTTCTGTAGATTGGAGCCAGGCGACCTTGTTACTCTTACCGATGAATTATGTGGCTTAAATAATCAAATTGTCGTTATAACTTCTGTATCTGAGGCAGCAGACGGACAGTTGGAAATAACTGCCGAGGGTAAACCGCCAGGCACGTATGCTCCGGCTAAATACAACGTGCATGAGAACGAGCGACCTTTTATTGATTACAATCAAGCTGCACCTAGCGTAAATGATGTGGCGATATTCCAAACCGTTGGCGATGTTGGGGGTAATCAGATATTCGTTGGGGTTAATGCTCCGAGCGGTTGGGGTGGTTGCTCCGTATGGGTATCTGATAATGGCGAAAACTATCGACGTATAGGATCTATCACGCAACAAGCTAGAATGGGAAAATTGAAATACGGCTTTGCTCAAAATGGCAATTTCTGTAACGTTGTACTCAATCAAGGCGTACTGAAAAGCGGAACCCATGTCGATGCTGAACGTGCCAACACGTTATGTTGGATAAATGGCGAGGCATTGAGCTATGAAACTGTAGAAACTCATCCGGATAATTGGTATACGTTGCGAGGTTTAGTTCGTGGCCAATATGGAACTAATGCTATTAATCACGGTGCAAATGAAAGGTTTGTCAGAGTTGACGAGGCTTTATTCCGTTACCCTTATCGTAAGGAAGATATAAATAAGACGGTATATCTCAAGTTCACTTCATTAAATCTGTTTGGTAGTAACGAACAGGGGCTTGATGAGGTGCAAGAGTACACTTATAAAATCGTTCCTTACTATATCCCAGAAGTTGATAATTTAACGTTATTCACTAAGTATTATGAAATTGGTAACGGTGTATTGTCCTTTGATGTAGTGGCTCAATTTGATGTACCTCAAATCAATAGTTTTGACACGGTCGAATTGTGGTACCGTGAGGGCAATTCAAAATGGAAGTATGGCGGTAATGGTAACGGTCAAATCTCTATTAGTGGCTGCGAGCTTGGACATACTTACGAAGTAAAGGCTATCGTAAAGGACATACATGGAAACACTTCGCAAGGTGTTACGAAGTCCATTACAGTAGCTATGAAAACGGAAGTTCCAAATGCACCGCAAGGCTTTTCTATTACGTTTAGTGATAAGGCCAATTTCAACTGGCTTGAAGTTCGTAACGCTGACGTCGATTTCTACGAATTGCGTTTAGATACACGAACAGGCCAAACCGATGGTTTGATTGGTAAAAGTAACAACACTACTTATAGTGGTATGCTGCGTGAACGTAGTGGCAAAGTCTATTTGTATGCACATAACCCATCAAAAGGCTATGGTGCACCGGCTGAGGTTACTTATAATGTACCAATTCCACCTAAGCCTACGAATGTCAAATTAACTGGTACTATTAGCGGTATCGGAGTTGTATTTGAAAGCATTCCAACTGGCTGCAAGGGTGCCAATGTCTATGTTGATAATACTGTATATTTCACATCTACTAATGCAATAAGTATTCCTATCGATGCTGGTGTATATTCTGTTAGCGTTGCTTATGTCGATATCTTTGGCGAGGGGCCAAGAACCGATGCAACAAATGTTACAGTAAAGGCTAAAATAGATAGCAAATTGCTAGATATGGAAGAACTTGGCATATCTGATATGGATAAGGCAGTAAAGGCTTTAAAAAATGAAGTTGGAACAGTCAAAACTAGCGTCAACGGCTTTGAACGTAAACTCATCGACCAAGCCAATGCATTCCAGCATAGCATTAGTGATCTAAACACTAATTTAGGAACACAGATAACTCAAATCTCAAATGGTATTGAGTTATCTGTAAGTAATGCACTTAATAGTCTTGACGGCCGAGAGATTATAAGCCGCATCAACTTAACACCAGCAGGTACGAGAATTGACGGCAAATTATTGCATGTTACTGGTGCAGCGTTGTTTGATGATAACATCATCACTAAGAAAATGCTGCAAGCTGGCTCTGTTACTGCCGATAAAATGCAAGTCGATAGCTTATCATCTATCACTATCAATACTGGCGACCTAACAGGCGGCTCTATTACTGGCGGCACTTTTAAGAATACAAACGGCTCATTCAAAATTGACCCAAACGGCAATATCGTAGGGGCTAATATTACAGCCTCACGTATTGATGCGAACTCGATTTATCAGGCTGGATTTAGGATTAAAAACATAGATGCCAAGATATACAAAGTTAGGCATGGAGATTGGTGCCCTATTCCTGACGGTTTCACAGAAAGTCAATGTACATTTATTCCTGTCGGCTATATAATGACCGAAAGTTATTTTGATAGTAATTACAACTATTATAAAACCAAAGTGCCAAGTGCATGGGAGAATAAAACCCCCTATAAAATCAGCAAAGATGAATATAACTGGCAAAAAGCTCGATATATTGGGTGGTGCAGCGTATATATGCAAAAGGATGAAAGAACACAATCTAATATAGGCATTGCTGACAAACGTAGAGCGGTTGTAGAAGCAAAAGGTGCCGACACATGGAGCGGTGGCGGAGATAATGGACATGATTACTACTCTAATTCTTATTCCTACGGCGAGTTATTTGTATTAGTAATCGCTAAACAGTAAGGGGGTTACATGGTAAAACACGATTTCACGCTACACGCTGGACACGATTTTAATTTTACTTATCAAGTTCCAGAGGATAGCGACTTAAACCTCACAGGCTATACAGGCGTATGTAAGATACGGAAAAGGCCGAATGAGGCAGTTATATTTGAGCTGAATGCAACAGTCGAAGAAAAGAGCGTTACATTCTCGCTCGCTGGCGATGTATCAGCGAAAAAACAGCTACAGACTAAAGACTTTGTATATGACGCTTTCATTTATAACGAGAGTGATCATATCAAGCTAGGCTATGGCAAAATTACACTAATTCAAGATATTTCAATGCATTAATCAAGAGGAGATATTAATCATGGCAGAAAACACTTTCAACATTAAATTCGATACAGATACGACTTTAAAATTATTAGAGGGCATAAGAGGTCCTAGAGGCGAAAAGGGCGAGGACGGCCAACGTGGTGAGCGTGGCGAAAAGGGCGAGCAAGGCCTTAGAGGCCCTAAAGGTGAGCCAGCAAGTGCAGAGCGAGCAGCTGAACTTTTGAAACAAAAAAATGTATACTTGGCTGATAATAGCGTTGAAACAGTACTTGCTAAATTAGTAGAACTTTTAGGGGATGAAATTCGAGTTACTTATAAACAGCTTGAATATTTCCAACCAGTACAAGGCCAAACATTCCTAGACCTTAAAGGAGAACCTCATTTTAAAGTGGCAATCAATGGCGGCGCTAAACAAGAGTTTGTATCTGACAATATGCGTGTACAAATTCCTGCATTCGGCCAAGATGATATTAACTGCACTTACTACGATTTAGCCGATAGAGAAGTCGGCGTAATTTCCATTAAAGGCCTTGAGCCTACTGAGGCAGATGATACATACACAGACGCAACAGGTGCAAAATTCGCTAAATTTGGTAAGAAATTAGTGTTGCGATTATCTGCATATAATGGGAATACGTTTAACTGGTTAGGCAAATGGAATAAACGAGATATTGAAACAGTCGAAATCATCAGCGATACAAAGAAAACAATCGTTGATAATAGCTCTAAAGGTTATAAATATGATGGCTTAACATTTATTGTGAAACAGCCTAACAATCTTGCTTTTAGCACTAAATACGGTCAAGGTACAGTAACGGTCAATACTATGGAAAGAACAATTCAAGTAACACTTGATAATGGAAATATTCAATATGCCGATGGTGTATATACAAAAACTGGCACAAGCGGATTAGATGCACTGTAATTCTTAACACAAAGGGGTACACATGGGAGAAATTACACAATTCATGAGCGACGCATGGCAAACACTTACTGAGTCATTCGCAATCAAGGTTTTGTTGGCGGCAATAGCAGAAGTTGGCATATACACGTTAGGTCTTAAACATGTGCAAGTTTTAGGTATATTCATATTACTTGTATTTTTAGATCTAATCACTAAGTGGGCTGCCATTAGTTACCAAATGCTCATAGATTTAGGGGCTAGCCCTGATAATATTAGTGGCTCAGATAAGTATATTGCAATTCCTGCTGCATGGGGTAAAGGACTTATATCCTCCAAGCATATGCGTAAACCTTTTGTAACAAAGGTATTAACGTATTGCCTGGCTACTGCCGGTGCATGGTGTTTCGACTTCATGGCCGGCAATTACGCATTCGCAGTCAATCTTGTTTGGTTATATCTCGGCTCCGTAGAATTCCTTTCTATATTGGAAAATATGCGAGACGGTGGCAATAGTACTATTTCAGGCCTATTGGAATTAGTGCAAAGTAAGGTTGACGCATTATTAAAGAAATAACGTTTTGTAAGAGGGCTGCATATAGTAGCCCTCTTTTAATTTGAAAGAGGTGTATATAATGAAAATCGGTACATATTTTGACGACTATGAGTTCGCTTGCAGTTGCCATAGACACGAAGTCGATGAGAATGGGCATAATAAGTTGGACCATATCATCGACAAAAGGTTGGTGGACTTGCTCGACAGAATTCGTGAACGCTTAGGGGTTCCGTTATATATCAATAGTGGTTATCGTTGCCCTGAACATAATGAAGAAGTAGGGGGCGTGCCTAATTCGCAACATGTAGAGGGTACAGCCGCCGACATTACATACGATGGTATTGATGTTGATTATCTTGCACAAATTGCCGAAGAGTGTGGTGCGGACGGAATTGGTTGCTATTATTACCAAGACTTTGTACACGTTGATGTGCGAGGCTATGTAGCACGCTGGAATGATCTCGATTAACTAAAGGGGGCTATGTATGTATGAGAAAATCACGAACTACATCAAAGCAGTTAAATCTCAAATTACTGTTAAGCGGCTTATTCTTATTTGTGGTTGTGTGTTGCTCCTCATTGGTGCATGCCAACTCATTGACGGTTACTTCACCGCAAGAGGAAACTATCAACGTGCCGTTGACAAGTTGGAACGAACTCAAAGGGAACTTGATACAAGCAGACGCCTCAATCAAGAGCTCAAACTTGTCATTGAACGAGGCTCAGACCTTAACCGTCAAGCAAGCGACCGAATTGAACGAATTGAAGATTATCAACGAAGAACGGAGCAAGGAATTGGCCGAGCTCAAAGCTATCAACAAGAAGCAGGAAGAAGAGTTAGCGAAAGCATCGGAACTAACAACCAAGCAAGCGAACTCATTGGACGCAGCTTACGCATCATCGAACGAGTTGAAAGCGGAAATAAAGAACAATAAACTAACAGAACAAAGGTTACGCCGGCAACGTGATACATGGGCAATTAGTAATGCTGCATTATTCCTTGCAGGTGTATTGCGTAGATAGACGGAGGTGATCCAATATCTCCCTACCATATGAGGGCGGACATATGAAGTGATTAAATTAATAAGGCCTATCATGTTAGTATTTATAAGTACTTTCGTGATAGGCCCTTATTTAGTTTCTGCTTGCACTATTATTAATAATTCTTTATTATATTCTTAAATAAACTAAAAGTTTGTAAAGGAGGATTGATATTATGAATTTTGAAATATATTGTCCTGTTGTTGAAGCTTTTCCTCAAATAGGGAGCCTCAATGAGCAGAAGTCTGGCAGTGTTATCGGTGTGATTGAGATGGCGAAAAATGTGCCTAGCGGTGACGGAAGAGTTTATGAAATTTGTAAAATCGAATATAGCGATAAAAGTTATCAGCTGATGGCGATTGAGATGTAGATATTTGACATCATTTTGACATCAATTTATTAAAAAATATACTGAAATATAGTTAAATGTGAGAATATAAAATGCAGTAAAATACTGTGTTTATAGGGTTTGTCCGCAGTCAAATAATTAACTCTTAATCAGGGTGTCCAGGGTTCGAACCCCTGGTGGTCCACCAAATAAACCCGCACTGCTGTGCGGGTTTTTCTTTTGACATCATTTTTATCAGGGTACCTTTTGACATCATTTTGACATCAATTAGAATATGTTTGAAATCTTTTCTACCACGTCTGCTTCCATAATAGGAGTTACATGAGAGTAGGTATCCATCGTTTGTTGATACGAGGAGTGGCCGAGCCTCATTTGTACAACTTTAAAGTTTACGCCTGCTTCTAATAATAAGGTAGCATGGGTATGACGAGTATCATGCATCGTAAAGTCAGGCCTACCTATTGCAGTAGCAAACTTTTTACATTTTAGAGAAACCTTAGCCGGATCACGAGGGTTTCCGAACTTGCCAGGGAACACGAGATTGTTATTTCTCCAGTTCGTTGCTTTTAGTCTTCGTTTGTCGACGCATACACGAAGTTTTAGAAGCTCTGCGATAGTTTTCTCGTCGAGTGAGATAGAACGCCTAGACGAGCTATTTTTAGTTGTTTTAGAGATAGTCGTGACTTCGTTGATACGTAATACGGTTTGGTTAACGGTTAGAGTTTTTTGTTTAAAGTTGATATCGTCCCAGGTTAAGCCGAGTATCTCGCTACGGCGTAAGCCTGTAGTAAATGCTAGCTTAAATAGGGCGTGCCATTCGACATCATCGATTTGCTCAAGAAAGGTTTCTACTTCTTCTTTAGATAGTGTTACCATCTCGCGTTTACGTTCTTGCTTTGGCTTCTTAACCAGTGTGGCCACGTTCTTCGATATTATCTCATCCATGACCGCCTGCTTAAGGATTGCCCTAAGAACGGTTAGCGTGTAACTGATGGTCCGTGCTGATAAGTGACCCATGCTATCTATTAAAGCTCTTACGTTTAATGCTGATAGCTCGACTAATCGTATCGAGCCTATGAAAGGCACAATATAGGTTTTAATAATATATTGGTAAGAGGATAAGGTATTCTGTGAAACCGTATCTGTCTTAATTCGGATCCAATACTCGCACCATCGCGCGATTGTAATAGTGTTATCATAGTTAGCACATTGCGCTAGCGACTCAACGTAGGCATCTCGTTCAGCGATAGCCGCTTTCTTAGTAGTTCCATAAAAGTATTTACGCTTACCGTTTATCAGCTTTGATACCTGGTATCGTCCGTCCGTTCTTTTTTTAGCCATAAAAATAACCTCCTAGGCTTAAATTTGAGTATAAGAAATACGCCTTAGAGGTTTTATGTGATATAATAATATTGGAGTAAAAATGAAATACCTTTTCTCTAAGGCTAGGTATGTAGTTTTTAGTGGCCCTCATTGCGGTGAGGGCTTATTTTTTTTATGTAAGAGGAGCCTCCGGATTAATTTTAGCAGCCTGTAAATACCAATCTTGTGGAAATCCTAATTTTAATAAAATATCATTTATATGGATAGAATTAAGTTTTGGAGCTAATTTCTTTGTTAGCTTCAATACAGAGTTATGTAATGTGGCGTATTCAATGCGACTCAAGAAACATTGTAGTGAAAGGAAAACAGTGTAGGTAGTATTTCTAGTATCATTAGAGTTGATTCCATATTTAGAGTGCAATGGGGACCAATATCTATCATCAGCAGGGCACAGATGCCCTATTAGCCTGTTGCTGTGTGCACAAACATTCCTGATATCGTGAATATTTTTTTATAAAGCTGATTATTGTAGCAGGAGGGAACTGCCCTGGATTTTGGATATGTTCTGATATAAAGCTTATACAATCATGTGCTACTTTGTTTTGTACAGATGTAGTTGCATTAGATAATAGGTATCTAAATGTTCCAAACTCAATATAGCTGGATAAAACCCACATTGGGACTTTTTGATAATTATTTATGTAGTGATAAATGCTAGAGTTTCTATGATAGCGGCAGTTATACTTAATTAGTGTTTTAGATAGTTTAGAGATGGTCTCTATACTTTCTAAACGCTTAGAGGGGTCATAACAGTTAATATCCAAATATGGATAAGAATCATTTGGATATGCCTCAGAAAATCTGTGAGCAAATAATGCCTTTAAATGTGTTTCGGCGCTGAGAATAGCATTTAAAAGTTGTTGTTTTAGCTCCTTTTCGAATCGATAAAGTTTGGCAATCTCATCAAATGTCGTACTAGCAGTGTAGTTATCATTATTATCTTGTGGGAAAAAACTAGCATATCCGTTAATTATATTATAATAGTTTTGGCTTAATAGATATGCTTTGGCCTTTTCGACGTCGTTAATAACAAGCTTTCTGTCTACTAATATTTGGATTTGTTCATCTATTGTTTTAAATTCTTTCAAAAGAAAAAGCCCTCCTCAATGAGGAAGGCTTTTCTTCGCACCGGACCCCGTAGGGTAACCGACACTCTTCTGCTAACCTCATTATATTAAAATATCTCCACAAAAGTCAACAAATTTACACACAAATGCGTACAAAATTTATCACAAAGCCAGTTATTATGCGCTGTCTTCCGATTTTGTTGACGTCAACAAATTCGAAGCAACCCGCGCGATGACTGGCTTTTTTCATTTAAAATCTCCCTGTGTTAAATAATATGATGATAAAAGTCGATTCCGTTAAGTTCTCCATCTTCAACCTGAGACATTCTAACCATACGTTCGACTAAATTAACATGATGATCTACATAAAAGTCATCACGAATTATATGACTTAACTCATGCTTTATTTCCTCCCTCATGCGTTCATGGGGGAGATTTTTATTAATGTATATATTATGAGTGTCTACATCTTCTGATTCCTCAGAAACTGCTTTAGCATTTGGTA